GATGATCTCTTAAAAGATGAAAAGAGGGTGCAGGCCGAGATGCCTGCTTTTTCTTTTTCCGGGAAAGAAGTGGAAACACATCTGATGAACCTGATGGTCTCCCATGCAGACAGAAAAGCACAGAGCACACCGGCGCAGGTAGCGGCTGCTCCGTCTGCCAGAGAAACTGAAAAGCCGCAGGAATGCGGGACACCTATTGCCGAGCTTGAAAAGAGGCTCGGCCTTATCAAACCCTGAGGAGGAAGAAAAGATGAGCAAAGCAAATGAACTTCGTACAAAGAGAGCAAAGACATGGGAGCAGGCAAAAGCGTTCCTGGATTCCCACCGCAGCGAGAAGGGGATCCTTTCTGCTGATGATACAGAGACCTATGAGCGCATGGAACAGGAGATCGTTGATCTTGGCCGCGAAATCGAGCGTCAGGAGAGACTGGACGCCATGGAGCGTGAGATGGAAGCACCTCTTATGGCCCCGCTCACTACCAAGCCCGAGAACAAAAGGAAGGATGAGAAGACCGGCCGTGCTTCCGATATCTACAAAAAGGCTTTCTGGGACCGGCTGCGCCGCAAGGATCCCGTTGATGTGGAACTACGCAATGCCCTGGAGACCGGAGAGGATTCGGAAGGCGGATACCTTGTCCCGGATGAGTTTGAACATACCCTCGTGCAGGGCCTGAACGAGAACGGGATCATCCGTTCTCACGCGCATGTGATCACTACTTCCAGCGGCCTGCACAAGATCCCCGTTGTCGCTTCCCACGGTTCCGCTGCCTGGATCGATGAGGAAGGCGCTTATACTGAAAGCGACGAGGTCTTCGGTCAGGTCCAGCTGGATGCGCACAAGGTTGGCACCCTCATCAAAGTATCTGAGGAACTGCTCAATGATTCTGCGTTTGATCTGGAAAGCTATATTTCCTCTGAATTCTCCCGTAGGATCGGTGACAAGGAAGAGGAGGCTTTCCTGGTAGGAAACGGCACCTCCAAGCCTACAGGGATCCTGAACGCGACCGGAGGCGGCACTGTTGGTGTGACTGCTGCCGGAGCAGCGGCTATCACTGCTGATGAGCTGGTAGATCTCTACTATGCCCTCAAAGCGCCTTACCGCAGGAACGCCATCTGGGTCCTCAACGATACCACGATCAAGCTGATCAGAAAGCTCAAGACCGGCGACGGCCAGTATCTGTGGCAGCCCGGCATCAAGGACGGTGAGCAGAACATGATCCTGGGAAGACCCTATTTCACCTCTCCCTTCATGCCCACTGCCGCTGCAGGCGCCAAGACACTTATCTTTGGCGACCTGAACTATTACTGGATTGGCGACCGTGTCGGCATCACATTTAAGCGTCTGAACGAGCTCTATGCCGGCAACGGCCAGGTTGGTTTTATGGCGTCCAAGCGTCTGGATGGCAGGACTGTCCTGCCTGAAGCCATTCAGATCCTTCAGCAGCATGCATAAGGAGGGATAGGTTATGAGCGAATACAATGCAAAGAACTATACTGAGCAGGGCGGCGACGTAACCCATATCGGCGGGAAACTGGTCATCGAGGAAGGAGCCTCTGTCGAGGGGCTCCCTTTTCCCTCCGGCAGCATCACCCCCGCCGCAAATCAGGCTGACAGTGAGGCGGCAACGGTCGACGCACTGAAGGATGATTTCAATGCTCTGCTTACTAAGCTGAAAACTGCCGGCCTTATGGCTGCGGACGTTTAAGGAGGAAATGATCATGGCACTTGTAACGCTTACAGAAGCTAAGGAGTATCTACGGGTGGACACGGCGGATGAGGATGCCATGATCGGCACCCTCATTACCACCGCGGGAAGATTTTGTGCAGATGTGGCAAGGCTCACGGATGAGAAGTGGGAGGCGGTAGACTCCGGGACAGAGGATGTCTCCCTCACACCCATCCGGGAGACAATGAAGGTGGCGGTCCTTTATACGATCGGATACCTGTTTGAGCACAGGGAGGAAGCGGATCACCACGGTCTGACACTGACGCTGCGGTCCATCCTTTTTGCGGTCCGGGAGGGGGTGGTCTGATGCATATCGAAGGTCTCAGGGTCCGCATCAGGATCCAGAAGAACGGTACGGTGACCGACAGGTACGGCAACCATAAGTCTGCCTGGACTGACTACTTTACCTGCTGGGCTACACCCTCCGCCCAGACGGGACAGGAGGGGGAGAAAGCCGCTCATACAGAGGAAGAGGACCGTCTCGACTTTACGGTCCGTTACTGTATGGAAACCGCAGCGGTCACTTCAAAGCAGTACCGGATCCTCCTGGGAGACCGTATCTACAATATCGTTCACGTTGACGATATGGGCTTTAAGCACAACAGCAGGAAGTTCCATGCGGAGCTAGCGGAGAGGTGACAGGATGGCCGGAAAGAAAGTATCGATCGATGGACTGGCAGACGCGGTCATGCAGGAGATGGAAGAATACAACAGGCTAGCCGCGGATACCATGAAGAAGGCTGTGGACAGAGCAGGAAAGACCGTCAGGGATCAGATCAAAGGGAGTGCCCCGGTCCGGACAGGGAAGTACGCAAAGAGCTGGACTTCCAGAAAAACAAAGGAGACCTCGACGGCGCTCCAGGTGACGGTCTATTCCCCCTCCCGCTATATGCTGGCCCATCTCCTGGAACATGGGCACGCCAAAAGAAACGGTGGCAGGGTCCGGGCAATCCCGCACATCGCACCTGCGGAAGCGGTCGGTGAGGAGCAGCTCACACAGGACATTATCAGGGGGTTACAGAATGGATAAGCTGTTGGAACTTATGGCTGATATTCCGATCCCTTCTGCCTACGACCACTTCACGGAAGGGGAGTCACCGGAGCCGCCATTTATAACATATCTTCTTCCCGGGAGTGACAACTTCGCTGCAGATGGAAAGGTCTACTTCCGGGTAACGGAAGTTCATATCGAGCTGTACACCGACGAAAAGAACCCGGAGGTGGAAGCTCAGGTTGAAGCTGTGCTGGATGAGCACAGTATTTTTTATGACAAAACGGAGGTCTGGATCGAATCCGAGAAGCTATATGAGGTTCTTTATTCTTTTGAAATGGAGGATTAATACATGAAAAACAAGGTTAAATTTAACCTCAAAAACGTGCATGCCGCCAAGCTCACGGAGACGGTGACAGAAGGCGTGACATCGTTTTCTTATGGTACGCCAAAGGCTATCCCGGGAGCGGTCAGTATTTCCCTGGATGCGGAAGGTGAGTCCAGTCCCTTTTATGCGGATGGTATCGTTTATTTCCGGTCTGTAACCAATAACGGATATTCCGGTGACCTTGAGATGGCCCTGGTACCGGAATGGTTCAGGACGGAGATCCTGCAGGAGGAACTTGATGCGAAGGGCGTGCTGATTGAGAAGAGCGACAACAAGGAGAGTGTGAAGTTTGCACTGCTCTTTGAGTTCGACGGCGATGTGAACTGCATCCGTCACGTGCTTTACAACTGCACCAGTTCTCGTCCGTCCATCGAGTCGGAGACGAAGGAAGACACGATCGAGCCTGGTACGGAGACACTGTCCATCACAGCAGATCCCAGGGCAGATGGCCTGGTGAAAGCTCGTACTGGTGATACGACGGACGCAGCGACCTATGCAGGCTGGTATCAGACAGTGTATTTGCCCACCGAGGCAAATGGAGAGGGGGAATAAAGCATGATCGAACGCACTATAGAGATTTCTGGGAAACAGGTGCCTTTCCGTTCTTCCGCGACGGTGCCGCGTCTTTACAGGGCAAAGTTCAAGAGGGACATCTTCAAAGACCTGACGAAGCTCGAGAAGTCCTTTACAAAAAGGACCGAGGATGGTGATGAGCTGCAGATTGATGACCTGGAGATCTTCGAGAACGTGGCCTATATCATGGCATTCCACGCGGATCCTTCCATCCCGAAGACTATCGACGAGTGGCTGGATCAGTTCGATATGTTCTCTATCTATCAGGTTCTTCCGCAGATCCTGGAGCTGTGGGGAGACAACCTGATGACGGATGTACAGGCAAAAAAAGGACTGGCAGAAGTGAGCGGGAAATGACCACGCCGCTGTTCCTTCTGCGCTGCACGGAGGTCGGGATCTCCATTCGGGATCTCGACCTTCTTACGATCGGCCTGGTCCTTGATATGTGGACCGAGAAGGCCAATGATGGCGTGAAATACAGGCGGATTGCGGATCAGAGTGATTTTGATAAGTTTTAAATATCTGGAATAATATAAAGTGGGCTGAGAGCCCACCTCAGCTCCGAGCAAAGGGTGTAAAGTAATGGTTAGCATTACGGATTTGTATTTCGTTATTGAATAATAGCTGTTTGTTTATGATATATCCTTACAAGTGATATGATATACTGAAAGCACTGAAGAACCTACAGCAAAGCATACGGAGATGAGAACTATGAAGAAGATTTTACTTTTGGTTTTTTGTATTATGGCACTTGGATTAAGTGGATGTGGAGAAAAGTCATCTAATAATTCTGGTACAGGTAATAGTTATACAGCAGAGGAGAATAAAAAAGGTGAAAAAGAGAAGTCTGGTGAAGAGGAATCTCTTGAGAAAACGCAAGAAAATGAAAAATCGGGGACAATTGGTGACAATTTAGAAGACGGTGATATATCAAAAGAATTTACAATTGGAGATTTGACGCTGATTCTGCCAGATAATTATGGATATGAAGATTTCTCAAATGATTCCCTTGAGAGCTATATAGTGTATCTTAACCCCAATAAATCTCTTGCAGACTACCTTAGGATTGATTATTACAGAGATGTAGTTAAAGGAGAGGCAACAGCAGAATTAGTAAAAAATTATACTGAAAAGGCATACACTGGATTTAAAGATACATTGATTAATATTTATCCAGGGGCAATACTTATAAAAGAAGAACCATATATAAAAAACGAAGAGCCTGCGTATCATTTTGTTTTTGAAAGTACTGATTCAGGATTTGAATTTATTCATGATGTTTATCTATTTATGGCTAACCAGCACGACCTTGCGTCCGTTATGGAAGTTCATTGGAAAGATTCTACAGATGATTTCTCAGATGTATTCTTAGAGGTAATACAAAGCAGTAAAACTGCGGGGATAAATGATGATATTCCCAACTCTTCTAAGAAAGCTGATACTTCAAACTCATTTACGAATGATTATGGTTCGCCCACAACAAAGTGCGCTCATCCTGGATGCAATAATCCGGTAGCATCATCTGGAGATACGAATTGTTGTACGGTGCATTCAAATCGATGTGCAGATTGTGGCAAGTATATCGACGAGGACGCTATGTATTGTATGGATTGCCTATATAAAGCAAGTGGACAATCTACTGGCAATGGAGCAAATTCAAATATTGGCGCAGGGGGATATGAAATGCCTAATGAGAACGACAAGTCTTTTAGTGATTATGTTAAAAGAGTTGATCCAGATCTCTATGATGAATTATTCTCAGAATAAAAAGCATATGTTTCTTTCATTTGAGCTAGCGTAGTATTCTTCTATAAAGACACTTTATTGTAATGTGATAATAGGCACCAGTCAGAAATGGAAGGTGCTTTTTCATGTCTGAGCGGAAAATGTAATTCTAGTAGGTGGCAAGATAAATAGAAAAGGACTGGCAGAAGTGAGCGGGAAATGACCACGCCACTGTTCCTTCTGCGTTGCACGGAGGTCGGGATCTCCATCCGGGATCTCGACCTTCTGACTATCGGCCTGGTCCTTGATATGTGGACTGAGAAAGCAAATGATGGTGTGAAATATGCAAGGATAGCAGATCAGAGTGATTTTGATAAGGTTTAGTGATTTATTCTAGAAAAGTGGTACAATCTCCTTGTTGAGTATTCGCTTATTATTTCAGGGAGGCCAGCCATGGAGAGTGTTGTTAATAAATTAGGGTTTTTTGATTTCTTTAATTCGATTATTGTGGGAATGTATACAATAATAGGGTGTTTCTGTATTACCTTGCAGTTTGGGTGGGAAATATCAAAAAAATGTTTTAAATACTTGGTTGATCAAAAGGAAGTAAACATCTTATTTCTTGGCTTATGCATCTTTTCATTGATTACTACATCATATATGCTTGGCATATTATGTCATGAGTTTTTTAATATATGTACTTTGAAAAGGAATACGTTTAAAAAAATAATAACGCGGCTATTCGAAAAAGACAGTTGTATAGAAAATCCAAAAAGACGAGATCGATATGCGGTTATTGCGAAGAGTATATTTGATAATAATGGTATTAACTATAAAACCACGAAAGGTCATAAACCTTATGTGGTTTGGGATTACGAGTTAAACAATTATTTCTTCACTTATTGTTTATATCAAGTGCAGATTAGGGGGTTAGATAGAAAAACCGAAAAACTTAG